TCATGAACAACAATGTTTTGCCTTTTCTCCGGGTTTTCGTGGAGATCGACGGGGACCGGCGCACTCTGGACTACCCGCTGATTGATGGCAGCAAGGACATCTCTATGGAGAAGGCCGTGCAGAGCGACCTCCACAACGCCACACAGCGGGCCTTTGTCAAGTGCGTGGCTATCAACTGGGGGCTGGGGCTTTCCCTGTGGCAGAAGGAGGACGCCGACGACCAGAAAGCGAAGGATGATCAGACGATCATCGAGAACAGCAATATTTACGCCATCAAGACCCGGATCGAGCGGATGGTGACCGAAAAACTGAAGCGCGGCATGGAGATGCCGGACCTGCTTGCCAGTATCGGAATGCGTGATGCCCAATTCAAGAAGGTCATGAGCAGTTACTTCGACATGATCGCCCTGCTGGAAGAGCGGTTGATGCGGTTATGATCCATAACCACGACAGAAGCGGATGGATCGGTGCCAGCGACACCTACACGGTTATGGGCCGGTGGGACACCAAGACCTTTGAGAAGTTTTGGCACGTCAAACTGGGGCTTGATACCAGCCACTTTGAGACCAACGCCATGAAGACCGGGACTGCGTTTGAGCACAAGATACTGGACGCCATCGGTGTGACGAGGCGAGACCGGCAGATCCGGCGCCGCGGCCTGCGGCTGCGAGTCAATCTGGACGGCGAGGACCACGATACGATCTACGAGGTCAAGACCTACGGCAAGGATAGTTTCCAAATCTCCAAGGCGTATTGGATGCAGGCCCAGGTGGAGATGTATGCCACCGGGAAAAATCTTCAGATTGTCGCCTATCGCCTGGAGGCGGAGGACTACGGGAATTGGCTGCGGCCCATTGCCCCAGAGCGGCTATCATTCCATCCCGTTGAATACGACGGGATATGGGTCGAGGAAAAATACTTACCCCGCCTGCGATATCTGGCGGAGTGCCTGCGGGAAGGGAGGTGGCCCCGTGCAGACCTTAACGGTTGACAAAGCCACATGGCTACGGCAGAGTGATGGCTTTTATATCTCTTTCCGTGTCCGTGAACCGCAGGTAGCCACGGAGGTGTGCAAGAAGCTGTCGGATGAAAAGCCTCGGATGCTGACCATCCGGGAGAAAAAGCGGAGTTTGAACGCCAACGCCTACTTTTGGGAACTGGCCGGACAGCTTGCCGCAAAACTGCGGATCACCCCGGAAGAGATTTACCGGGCCTATATCCCGGACGTGGCTGGGAACTATGATGTCGTTCCCATCAAAGAAGAGCGTATCGGGGTCTGGGAGGATATTTGGTGCCGTGGCCATTTGGGGCGCATGATCGAGGATATCGGCCCGTGCCGGAACGTGCAGGGCTACCACAACGTGAGATGCTACTACGGCTCCAGCGACTATGACCGGGAGCAGATGGCACGGCTCATCGACCTGATCGTGGCAGACTGCAAGGAGCAGGGCATCGAGACGCTCAGTGAGCGGGAACGGTCCCTGCTGGTGGAGAAATGGGGGCAGACATGAAGTTCTACGAAGTGCCGGAGCGGTGCCACCGCTGCGGAATCGAGGGTCAGATGGCCCACCACCATCTGATACCCGGAAAGCCGGGACGGCAGCTCAGCGAAAAATACGGGCTGGTGGTCCCACTATGCCCCCGGTGCCATGAGTTCGTTCACAGCGGCAAGGTGTTAGGCACAAAGGCTTTACACCAAATGCGGCGGTACGGGCAGATGCTCTGCATGGAAAAGCAGGGCTGGACGGAGGACCAGTTCCGTGAGGTTTTTGGAAAATCGTACTTATGAGGAGGATATGACATGCTGAACAGAATCATTATCATGGGCCGTCTGACGAAGGATCCCGAGCTGCGCAGGACGCAGAGCGGCGTGTCCGTGACCAGTTTCACGCTGGCAGTGGACAGAGACTTCAAGGACGCCAACGGAAACAGAGAGACCGACTTCATCGACGTGGTGGCCTGGCGCCAGACCGCCGAGTTTGCGGCCAAGTTCTTCTCCAAGGGCCGGATGGCCGTGGCGGATGGCCATCTGCAAATGCGCGACTGGCAGGACAAGGACGGCAACAAGCGCCGCTCCGCCGAGGTCATCGCCGACAGCATCTATTTCGGCGACAGCAAGCGCGACGGAGACGATCAGCCGCGCGGCGGGAACTTCCACCATGCGGACAAGCCCGTGGACGCCAGATTTGAGGAGATCGACGAGGAAGACGGCGAGCTTCCGTTCTGATCGGAGGGATGCGTGATGAATGACCGCATGGTTGGAGAGATGGTCACCTTTGACACCAGGGCAGAGGCGAATGAAACCGTGGACAGGGTGAAGCGGTATGCACAGATCGTCGAGTGCCTCAAAGAGACCCCGAAAATGACCGCAAAAGAGGTCGCCGTGAGGCTTTTTGAAAAAGGGTACATCCCCACCACCGAAAGAAATTTCACGGCGCCAAGGCTCACGGAGCTTTCGTACAAGGGCGTCGTTGAGCCGGTCGGCAAGAAAAGATGCCAATACACGCACAAGACCGTGGCGGTCTATGCGCTGAGGGAGGGCTGACTGTGCCGAACCGAATCATAAAGGAGAGCATACGGACCAGCAAAAGCGTCAACGCGCTGACAGACTTCCAGTTTCGCATGTGGCTGTATTTGATCACCTACGTGGACGACTACGGCTGCGGGAGCGCAGACCCGGAGATCCTCAAGGGGTTTGTGTTCCCGCGCCGGAAGGGCGTGACAGAGTCACAGATCAGGGACGCGCTTACATCTTTAGCGAATAGCGGCATGATTGTCCTCTATGAGAATGACGGAGAATCGTACTTCTATTTTCCAAAGTGGGGCGACCACCAGCGGATCCAATCCAAGGTGCGGAAATATCCCGATCCGGCAGAATCCACGGTGAGTCACGGTGAGTCACGGTATGTCACGGTGAGTCACGGTGAGTCACCGTTAGAATCCAATCCAATACAGAATACAGAATCCAATCCGAATACGAAGGAGAAAGCGCCCGCGCGCCACAAATACGGCCAGTATGACAATGTTCTCCTGTCCGACGAGGAGATGGACAAGCTCAAGGCGGAGTTCCCTGCCGACTGGCAGGACCGTATCGAGCGGGTCAGCGAGTACGTGGCCAAGACCGGGACGTCCTACAAGAACTTCCTGGCCGTTATTCGAAGCTGGGCCAAGAGGGATGCGGAGCGCCCCAATAAGCCACAGCCGGTTTCCAAGGGGCCGTACTGCACGAAGGACAACTCATGGATGGAGGCGTACATCAAGCGATGAAAACACATGGAGTTGGTGTCGGAGTGAAACGACGTGGCATGACAGTCTCTGTAATGAAGTGGGACAGCCACAAACTGCCGGTGCTTGTCGTCCATTTTGACGGGGAGGATGGCGACTACAAGGTTGCTTCTTTCAATGATGATGATACGGCCCTGTGGTTTATCGAATGCATGAGGGATACGTTTTTCTCGGACGCGGAGGATGAAACATGAAGGACGGTATCTGGAAAGTGGAGCGGGCACGGATCTGCCCAGCGTGTCAGATGGACATGCTGCCGGACTACGTGATGCGCTGCCGCGGAGAAATGAAAAAGGCGACCTGCGAGCGGTGCGGGAGAGAGACCAGCACCCTGATCTGGCAGTACACCATGAAGGGCAAGGCAAAAGAGAGAATCGGGAGGTTGGACGGATGATGGAGAAAATGCCGGTTTATGTGGCCGTCTCCCGTGACAAGTATGAACTGCCGCTGGCAGTGGCGGATTCCGTGTTCGAGCTGGCCAGGATGTGCGGAGTGACAGAGTCCGCCATCTGTAAGGGCGTGGACCGGCAGGTGAAGGGCCTCAAGAGTAAATACATCCGGGTATGGATCGAGCTGACCGCCGAGGAATACGCGGCCCGGATGGAAACGGTGCGGGCCGCGCAGAGACGGGCCGCGGCACGGCTCATGGAGGTGGTGGCGGGATGAAGAAAGCGGAAGATCTTGGGATCATCCGCGTCTTCCCAAGAAAGACCAGTTACACCCCGGTGGACAGGATGGCCTTTGTCGGAGAGCCGCCGGGACTGTTCATACCGCCACATGAAGAGGTGCATATCTCCTGTGTGTTCACATGGGACATGGACTATGCGGAATACCTGAAATTCCTGTGGGAGGGCATTACGGACAAGCCTGTGAAGGTAGGAGGACCGGCGTATCATTCCCCGGCCACGGACTTCGTGCCGGGGATGTACGTCCGGGAAGGGATCACTTTTACGAGCCGGGGGTGCAACAACAACTGCCCGTGGTGCGGTGTCCGGCAGATCGAGGGAACACTGAAAGAGTTGCCGATCTATCCAGGCAACATCATACAGGACAACAACTTCCTGCAATGCTCCCGCCAGCACAAGGACAAGGTCTTCGACATGCTCAGGACGCAGAGTGGAATCTGTTTCCGCGGTGGACTTGAACCGGACCTCATCGACGACCACTTTATCAGCAACGTGACATCGCTGCGGATCAAAGAGTTGTGGCTGGCCTGCGATACGGATGCGGCCCTGCCGACCTTCAAAAAGGCCTGCCAGCGGCTTGTAGACGCCGGGTACAGCCGTCACCACATTCACTGCTATTCCCTCATCGGGCATGACATGGAGAGGGAGGAGGCACGGAACCGGGAGATCTGGAACGCAGGTGCGATGCCGTTTTCCCAACTGGAGCGTGACTTCAGCCGGAAGAAAACGGAGTACAGCAAGGAGTGGCGCGACTTTGAGCGGCTTTGGCAGAGGCCAGCTGCGATGGCTACGCATATGAAGGTGGTGGCGGGATGACGAAAGAAGAAGACCTTGGCGTCATTTCTGCTTGGTGGGGGTTGAGTTTTTTAAGGAGGTGATTTAGGGTGAAACATTTTGGTGATATTACGAAGCTGTCTGGCTATGAGCTGCCGGTGGTCGATGTAATTACTGGCGGTTCACCCTGTTAGGTCAAGACTTGAGTGTTGCTGGCAAACGAGCGGGTCTTGCCGGAGAGCGAAGCGGCCTGTTCATGGAACAAATGAGGATCGTAAAGGAGATGAGAGAACGTGACAGAGCAAATGGACGGACAGGTTGGATGGTTCGACCTCGATACATGGTCTGGGAAAACGTACCCGGAGCCTTCAGCAGCGGAAGCCCAAAAGGCGCTGACTTCGCAGCCGTCATCGAGGAAATCATCAAAGTCGCAGAGCCGGGAACCTCTGTGTCTGTGTGTGTACCGAACGGAGGATGGACAAAATCCGGGTGCTATTACGCTGAAAATGGCTCCTGGAGCATTGCTTGGCGAGTACACGACGCACAGTTTTGGGGAGTCCCCCAGAGAAGAAAACGCATCTCGCTTGTCGCAGATTTTGGAGGCCTGTCCGCACCCGAGATACTCTTTGAGCGCAAAGGCCTGTCAAGGGATTCTGAACCGTGCGGAGAAGCGGGGGAAGACACTGCCGGAGCAGCTGGAGGCGGCGTTGAGGGCGCAGGCAAATGCCTAAACCCGTGGGAGATACAGCAACAGCGAATCCAACCAATTGACGGAACTGCCGCATCTATAAGCGCAGCCGAGAAACGCTATGGTGGGATTCAATCGCTTATATTTGACACTGCCGGAGCAGCTGGAGGCGGCGTTGAGGGCGCAGGCGGGTGTTTAACTGGTTGGGATGTGCAAAGCAAACGGATCTTCAGCCCGGATGGCAAGAGTGGAACATTGAACAGCGGAACTACCGAAGGAATGAATATAGTTCCAAGCGTGTTGGCCTGCGAGGCTATCTCGTTCCAAGAACGAGCAGGGAAACCCGGAGGCGGCAAGGGAATACTGATCCAGCATGAACACGTCGGTGCGCTGTCTACGCTGAACAACCAGAGCGTGTTGGCCTACGGCATCGACCAGCAGGGCGGCAAGGGCGGAGCGAACTATACCGAGGACGTGTGTCCGCCCATTCTGTCTGATTCCCACGGTACGCCGCACGCCGTTGCATATGGCATTTCTTCCTATGACAGCAACGCCATGAAGTCCCCCAACCCGCACAGCGGCATCTATGAGGCGGACACGGCGAGGACACTCGATCTGAACGGGGGAAGTCCTGCGTGTAATCAAGGAGGGATTGCCGTAGTGCGGATAGTGGATACATA